ATGACTTCGAAAATTAAGGGTGTAATTCTTAGCGTTGAAGACACTCTCGTGCGTCAAGCAGGTAGCGAGAGGGGGCATTACGCGTTTCCGGAGGTTACAAAGCTTATTCGCTTTCTACAACTTACTGGTATTGAATTCGTTGTTACGACAAACCGCCCATGGACTATCGGGCCTGACAAGTGGCCACTAAAAGAGCGTCTTCAGGAACTTTGGGGGCCATTTCCCTATTTGAGCCTAGAAGACGATCCGAACATGCCACCCCGGCCAAGGGCAGCGTTCACGGAATACATCCTGAAAAAGATGGGCTGGACTGATACGGAAACAGTGTACATCGGCTCCACGGAAAACGACATGCGAACGGCTGTGAACGGCGGGCTGCTTTTCCTCCGAGCTACATGGTATGCCGACCATATTGACTACGGTTTCGACTTCGCTACATCAAAAGACATCGCCCGTTTTTTAGACGTATTTTGCCGCCGCGAACACTTGTGGGGCTACCAGATCGTTGACGACGACTACGAATATTACGCCATCGCGCCTTTCAGTACGATGAAGGAGGCGTTTGCCGTCTACTCGGCCGACGCGAGGTCAGCAGCAAAACATGGACTCGGACACTTCGATTTCTGGGTAGGTGCTTTAGTATCAAGCCTGTACTTCTCTGGTGTTCACAAGCGAGTGGACTACATCGCCGGGTACCCTGGTCACCAGCAAGGGTCTGGCAATGCGATGGATAGCGCCCTTGCGATCTTTGGAAAGTGCTTTCGCAGCCGCTTTCTTCCAGACCTTATACAGCGTCATACCACAGCCACCAAGATGCAGACGGCAAGGAACGCAGGGGTAAGTGTCGGGCATAATATTCAGCTAGACACGATCAAGCTTAATCGCACGCCCCATAAGTCCGCCACCGATGTCTACAGGGCTTCGCCGTTGGACAAGAAACGGAAGACTGTGCTCCTTATTGATGACATCTGCACACGTGGGTATTCGATGGAAGCGGCACGTGCTTATCTCCAGCAGACAGGCACGAAAGTAATTATGGCGTCGTGGTTGAAGACGATCAACACCGACATCGAACGTCTTGGTCAATACAAGTTCGATCCTTATATAAAAAACAACTTCCCTGCTGCGAACATCGCAAAGGTTTATCCATATAGGAACTATCTCACCAGTGTTGATGCACCAACAGAACTAAACCGGATGTTGGAGAGCTACGTCACATGGGATTGGCCTACATAGACAGGTAGCGAAGAAGAAAATGGCTCAAGAGTGCGTCAAAATGCGTCAAATCGCATGCCCCCTCTTCGCTCCGCCACGCCAGTCCTCATGCGCCTTCGGCCATGGCGCACATTTGAGTCAAAAGAGCCCTAACTAGCGGGCAGGTGTGGAGGGGGGACAACTGCGCGCGCCGGGCCGAAATGGGGCTTTTTCTTGCTCTCATGGCAATAACATTCGGCGGGACGTGAAAAAGCCGCCTCATGGGCGGCCTGTTCGGTGGCTGGGGCGCTGCGGCGCGGCTGGGCTATGCGGCCCTGCCCTGCCGGCTATCGCCGCTTGGCGGTCATCCTGGACGGCTGGCGCGCGCCTTGGCCGCTTGCTCCTTCTCGTAGTCGTCGCGGCAATCGACGTTACAGAACGGCAGGCCGGGCGCCAGTGGCTCGTCGCAGTAGTGGCAGGCGCCGTGCGCCACCAGGGCGGGCCGTCCGCGGACAGCGGCCAGGCCGCGCGCCACTTCGGCGAAGATGATCTTGTCGGTATTGTCGATATGGTCGCTCATGCCGCGCCCTCCGCGCCTGTGGCCAAGTCATACGGGGCGAACTTCACCACTTCCACGCCGGCCCATTCGTTGATGGCCATGAACTGCGACTGCAGCGGCACCAGCTCATTGCGGGCGAACACACGCGCGGCCGGTTCCACGGCGCCAAAGCCGCCGGCATTGTTCGGCAAGATGCCCATCAGCTGGGGCGGCACGCGGTGGGCGGCCAACTGGTCGTCGCGCGTCACGCTCTTGATGTTGAAAAACTCGTCCTTGGCGGCCACGTCGGAGACGGGCAGAATCTGGATACCGTCCTTCTTGCCGTTCGGCGCGTACATGAACAGGTTCCTGAAATTGCCCGGCCCCTTGCTGTCGCGCATGGCCTGGCGCAGGTTGTCCACGTCCTGGGTGTTGGCCGCCGCGTCCGTCATGTAGAAGACGAAACCGGCGTGCGAACCGTTCTTGTAATACTTACGGCGGAACAGGGTGGCCGCCTCGTTGAGCCAGGCCGATTGCAGCGCGCTCAGGTATTGCGGCACGCCATACAGTTCCTGATTCACGTCCGGCTCCATCAGGTGGAACACGCGGCCCGTTTCGAACTGATGCGCCGTGCCGTAATTGGTAACGAAAAAATACGTGTCCCAGTCGACGCCGCGCCGCATGTACTTTGCCAGCGCATGCGCGTAGCTCAACGGGCGCCCGCTGCGGCTGGGCCGGTCTTCCAGGTAGCAATTGCCGAACGTGAGGAAGTCGAGCGCCAGGCGTTTGAAGGCGTCGCGCGACAAATACTTGCTGGGCATCAGGGTGGACGCCAGCACGTTGGCCTTGAAGTGGATGGCACTGGAGTGGTGCACGCCGGCATTGAAGGACTTGGCCAGGCCGGCCAGGTTGATGGGCGGCTCGTACCACTCCCCGTTCTTCCAGCATTCGAAGCAGTCGAGAATGTCGCCGTGCTCGAGCACGGGCGTGGGGTCGCCGAAGGAAAACGCCTGGATGCCGGCGGCGTCCGGCGGCGCCGTCGTGATTGCAGCAGGTGCGGAGCGCGCGCGGGCGCGCTGATGTCGTGCCTTGTTCAAGATCTTCAAGAGTAAATCTCCATGATGGATTGGTTGTTGTCGGTACTGCCTTCGAAGGGTTCGTGGTCGAGCGCGTGCATGCAGGCCCAGGCCAGATCGGCGTGGCCCGTTTCGTCGCTGCGCCCGGCCACATAGGTGACGTGCCGCCCGCTGGGCGTGAGGGTCTTGCGGATCGCCATGAACGATTGCGCGATGTCGATCCAGCCGGCGTCAAATTCCAGCCGGCCCTTGCTGATGATGTTTTTGGCCTTCAAGACCATGCGGGTTTTGACTTCCGGCGAATAGTTCAGGGCCGTCACGCCAGGGAAGAAGCCGCGCACGATCGGCAGTACGCCGATGCCCATGCCGGTCGTGTCGATGCCGATGTATTCGACGTTGTAGCGCTGCGTCATCTGGCGGATGGCTTCGGCGTGATCCTCAAAGCTCTGCCCGCGCCACTGGTGGCGCTCGAGCACACGGAACTTGCCGCCGGCCGTCATGGGCGGCGCCAGCACCACGCAGCCGGCGCTGTCGCCGTTCAAGGCCGGGTCATAGCCGATCCACACGGCGCGGTTGCCGAAGGGGCGCAGACCCAGCAGCGGCTTGTAGTCGTCCCATTCCACCCAGGAATCGACCATGCAGCGCTGCAGCTCGTTCAAAGGGAAGACGCTGGCCGAATCGTCAATAAAATTGCACATCAACAGGTTTTCGAACTGGTCGGGGCTGTATTCGAAGTTGCGCAGTTCGTCGATGTCGAACAGGTTGCAGCCGCCGCGCTCGGCGTCCAGGATCGTGACAATCTGGCGCCAGATTTTGTCCTCGCCCGTGTAGCCGGACGCCAGGCGATGGTGACTCACGTCGATGTTGAATTGCTCAGCCTTGGCGCGGCGCTTGTTGAACAGCTCGCCAGTCCNTCGTAGCCGATCCACACGGCGCGGTTGCCGAAGGGGCGCAGGCCCAGCAGAGGCTTGTAATCGTCCCATTCGACCCAGGAATCGACCATGCAGCGCTGCAGCTCGTTCAAGGGGAAAACGCTGTCCGAATCGTCGATGAAATTGCACATCAACAGGTTTTCGAACTGGTCGGGGCTGTATTCGAAGTTGCGCAGTTCGTCGATGTCGAACAGGTTGCAGCCGCCGCGCTCGGCGTCCAGGATCGTGACAATCTGGCGCCAGATTTTGTCCTCGCCCGTGTAGCCGGACGCCAGGCGATGGTGACTCACGTCGATGTTGAATTGCTCAGCCTTGGCGCGGCGCTTGTTGAACAGCTCGCCCGTCCAGAACGGGTACGCCTGGTGCGTGGTCGAGGATGGCGTTGAAAAATACGTCTTGCGCCATTTCTTGTGGATGGCCATGCCCGAGGCCACCTTGTTCAACTCCTGGAAATTCTGCGTCCAGAAAAATTCGTCAAAGTAAAAATTGCCATGGTAGCCCTGTGCCGTGCGCGCATTGGTGCCCAGGAAGTACAGGTGCGCGCCGTTCGGCAGCACGATGGGATCGCCCGTCAGGTCGATGCCGGCCGCCTCGCGCGCGAATTGCACGATGTATTGCTTGAAGACGTGGGCCTGGCTTTTTGAGGCGGACAGGAAGATTTGATTGCGGCCCGTGGCCATGGCGTCGGCCAGCGCTTCGCGCGCGAAGTACCAGGTGGCGCCGATCTGGCGGCTCTTGAGGATGGCGCGCGTGCGCTGGTCGCCGTTGCGATACCAGACCTTTTGATAATCGAACAGCGAATCCTGAAAGGCGTCGAGCAATTGAATGCGCTGTTCGTCGCTGAAGTCGTTGCGCGTCGGCTTCTTCTTCGGGCCGGCATTGCGGTTCGCCAGCTTAGGGTTGAGATCGACCTCGTTGCCGCCCGGTTGCTCGTAGCGGCGCACGCGCGCCATCTGCACGATGGTGCGGGCGAGTAAATCAATTTCCTTGTAGTCGCTGCCGCTCTTGACCTCTTTTTCGATCAGCTTCACCAGGCGCAGCTCGGCCGACGCTTCCACGTGCTCGATGGCCTGCGCCTTGTCCCACTCGTCGCGTGCCTTCCAGCTGTTGATCGTGCTGCGCTTGATTCCCAGGTGGCGGGCGATGGACGAAATACGCCAGCCCTTCCAGTACAGGGCGCGCGCGGCCCGGCGCGGCTCGGATTCGGGCACGGCCAGTTCGGCGATTTTTTCTTCGGGGGTTTGGTCAATTCCTAACATGCCGCCAGCGTAGGCCGCGCGCGCGCGGAACGGGGAAAGCCAAAAGTCGCTATGGCCCATAGCAACCCGCCCCGCATTGAATCGCCGGGCCAAGACGTTGACCATGGCGTTATCCGATCAACCGAGACAGACACCATGGCAACCAAATCCCAATTTTTCCGCGTCGCCACCGAAGGCGCCACCACGGACGGCCGCAACATCGACCGCGCCACCATCGAGCAGATCGCCGCCAGCTACAATCCGAAGACCTACGGCGCCCGCATCTGGCTGGAGCACATTCGCGGCATCCTGCCCGACAGCCAGTTCAAGGCCTACGGCGACGTCATCGCCGTAAAAGCCGAGGAAGTGGACACGGACAATGGCAAGAAACTGGCCCTGTTCGCGCAGATCGAACCCACGCCGGAACTGGTCGCCATCAACAAGGCGAAGCAAAAGCTGTACACCAGCCTGGAAATCGCCCCCGACTTTGCCGATACGGGCATGCCCTACCTGGTCGGTCTGGGCGTCACCGACAGCCCCGCCAGCCTGGGCACCGATGCCCTGAAATTCTCGGCCAACCGCAAGCAGCACAGCACCAACCTGTTTAGCACCGCCGTCGAAGTCGAGCTGGCATTCGATGAGCCGCAAGGCATCAAGCTGGCCGATGCCGTCAAAAACCTGCTGGCGCGCTTTTCCAATAAATCCGGCACCGACGCGGCCCAATTCGCCGACATCAGCGAAGCCGTGGAAACGCTGGCCGGCCACGTCGTCACGGTCAACGACAACTACGCCAGCACTCTGGCCCGCCTGGAAAAAGCGGAAACGGCCTTGACGGCCACGCAGGCCGAGCTGGCCGCCTTCAAGACGCAAATGGACGAAGCACCCGGCAACGCACCGCGCCGCCCGTCCGCCACCGGCAACGACGGCGCCGTGCAGACCGAGTTTTAAGCACCCGCGCCCTCCTCCAACAACCCATCAATCACGGAGCACCAATCAATGAAAAAGCACACCCGCCAGGTCTACAGCCAGTACGAAACCCGCCTGGGCCAGTTGAACGACACGGATAGCGTGGCCAAGACCTTCAGCGTAGCGCCCAGCGTGCAGCAGAAGCTGGAAACGAAAATGCAGGAATCGAGCGAGTTCCTGTCGAAAATCAACGTCATCGGCGTGGGCGAACAGGAAGGCGAAAAGCTGGGCCTGGGCGTCTCCGGCCCGATTGCCGGCCGCACCGACACCAAGGCCAAGGAACGCGAAACGCGCGACCTGTCCACCATGGACAGCACCAAATACCGCTGCGAGCAGACCAACTTCGACACGCACCTGACGTATGCCAAGCTGGACGCCTGGGCCAAGTTCGCCGACTTCCAGGCGCGCGTGGCCAATGCCATCGTGACCCGCCAGGCGCTCGACCGCATCGTCATCGGTTTCAATGGCGTCAAGGTCATGGCCACCACCGACCTGGCCGCCAATCCGCTGCTGCAGGACGTCAACAAGGGCTGGCTGCAGCACTTGCGCGNCCCGCTGCGAGCAGACCAACTTCGACACGCACCTGACGTATGCCAAGCTGGACGCCTGGGCCAAGTTCGCCGACTTCCAGGCGCGCGTGGCCAATGCCATCGTGACCCGCCAGGCGCTCGACCGCATCGTCATCGGTTTCAATGGCGTCAAGGTCATGGCCACCACCGACCTGGCCGCCAATCCGCTGCTGCAGGACGTCAACAAGGGCTGGCTGCAGCACTTGCGCGAACAGGCGCCCGAGCGCGTGCTGGGCCTGGTCGGCGCCGGCCTGCCGGGTAAAGTCATCATCGGCGAGGGTGCGGACGCGGACTATGCCAACCTGGACGCGGCCGTGGTCGATGCCGTCAACCTGCTGGACCCGTGGTATCAGGAAGACACGGGCCTGGTCGCCATCGTCGGGCGCAAGCTGTTGAGCGATAAATACTTCCCGCTGGTGAACACCAAGCAGGCGCCCACGGAAACCCTGGCGGCCGACATCATCATCAGCCAGAAACGCATCGGCGGCCTGCCAGCGGTGCGCGTGCCCTACTTCCCGGACAACGCCATCCTGATTACCCGCTTCGACAATCTGTCGATCTACTTCCAGGAGGGCGCGCGCCGCCGCCGCGTCGAGGACAAGCCATCGCGCGACCGCATCGAGAACTACGAGTCGTCCAACGATGCGTATGTCATCGAAGACTTGGGCCTGGCCGCCCTGGTCGAGCACATCGAGCTGAAAGCCTAAGCCATGGGCAATATGTCTCCTGCCCTGCGCCACCGCGCGCGCATGCTGGCCGAGCGCACGGCCGGCGCCGCCGAGCCGCAGGGCGTGACCACCGGCAGCGCCTACGAGCTGATGCTTTATAAACTGTCCGACGACCGGCGCCGCCTGAAGTCCATCCAGTCCGTCGAGCGCAAGATCGAGGTCAAGGCCACGATGCTGGCGACCTATGCGCAATGGATCGACGGCGTGCTGGCCGGCGGCAAGGGCGCGCAAGACGATGTCGTGGCCACCCTGCTGGTGTGGCACATCGACACGGGCGAGTATGACCGCGCCCTGGTGATTGCCGCCTACTGCATGGAACATCGCTTCACCCTGCCGGAAACCTACAGCCGCGACATTCCCACCATGATGCTGGACGAGTTTGCCGCCGCCTACCTGCAGGGCAAGCTGGGCGACGATCCGCAGCATGCCGTGGCCGTGCTGGGTGCCGTCGAAGCCATGACGGCCGCCAGCGACGCGCCCGACCAGGCGCGCGCCAAGCTGCACAAGGCCATCGGCCTGGCCATGGTGGCCGTGCTGGACCAGCAGGACGCGACGGACATCGTCCCGGCCCTGCTGGAACAAGCTGGCGTGGCCATGGCCCAGCTGCAGCGCGCGCGGGCCTTGTCCGAGTCCGTCGGCGTCAAGAAAGACATGGAACGGCTGGAGCGGCGCATCAAGCGCGCGGCCGATTCCAGCTAAAGAGCAGCCCCCGGCGCACAGGCGGCACGGGGGGATTCTGGCCAACACAGCGGCCTGATGAACCCCGTCCACCGCCTACCCTTTCACTCCCACCACAGACACCATGTCCTTTATCGCCCTTCCTCCCCGCGCTCCCGCTGCCGCCAGCATGCCGCCGGCGCCCAGCTCCACGCCCGGCATCGTGGAAAACGATGGCTGGTTCCCCGACATCCTACTCACCGAAATGCGCGACGCCATGCGTCTGGACGGCACCGTCACCGACGCGCGCCTGGTGCAAGCCGTGGTCGATGCGATTTTGCAGGTCAACCGCGAGCTGGCCGACTGGCAAAGCACGCATGCGGCGGCCGGCATCGCCGCGCTGGCGGACGTGCCAGCCAGCCGCATCAACCGCGAAAGCCGCTTGCTGGCACAGTACCGGCGCGCCGTCTACAGCACGGCCAAGGCGGACTTGATCGAGCGTTACCGCGACTACGACACCACGGCGTCATCGGCCAGCGACAAGAAAAGCATGGAATGGCTGGACGAAGCGCCCGGCGCGCAGCGGCGCAACGCGCAATGGGCCATCGCCGATATGGTCGGGCGCACGCACCTGACGGTGGAATTGATCTGATGCAGGTACGCACGCAACAGCACGACACAGTAGACGCGCTGGTGTGGCGCTACCTGGGCGACGGCGCCGGCTACGTCGAGCAGACCCTGGAAATGAATCCGGCCCTGGCGCGCCACGGCGCCGTGCTGCCGGCCGGCCTGGTCGTCACCCTGCCGGAACCTGCCGCCAGCGTGGCCGCCATGGCCGACGTTGTGCAGCTATGGGACTGACTTCTTTAACAACTTTTAACTTATCCTCATCATGGAGAAACAAGCTATGTCCGCAGAATCGTTTGGTGGCTTCGCCGCCCTGGTCAAACTGTACGGCTTCAAGGCCGCGCTGGGCATGATCGGCGCCGCCATGCTGTACATCGTGCTGCCGCCCTTGAACAGCGACGGCACCTTCAACAAGGGCGAGTTCGTCGCCCGCCTGGCCTGCGCCGGCGTCTTCTCGTGCCTGCTGGGCGGCACCGCGTATCAGCTGCTGTGCGCGCAACTGCCGGCCGTCGGCGCCATGGTCAACGCTTCCGCCGTCGATCTGATCGTCGGCGCGCCCGGCTGGTGGGTATCGCGCGCCGTGGCTCTGTGGTTCCAGCGACGCAGCGACAAAGACATCGCCGAGCTGGTCAACGACGCGAAGGAGCATTGATGGCTCCCACCAACGATGCACTGGTCGCGCGCGCCATCGATGACGTGCTGCGCACCGAGGGCGGCTATGTGAACGACCCGCAAGACAAGGGCGGCGAAACCAACTTCGGCATCACCGTGGCCGTGGCCCGCGCCAACGGCTACCAGGGCGCCATGCGCGACTTGCCCGTAGCGCTGGCACGCGCCATCTACCTCGCGCGCTACGTCACGGGGCCGAAGTTCGATCAGGTGATGGCCATCCATGCCGGTATCGGCGCGGAACTGATCGACACGGGCGTCAACATGGGGCCGCGCGTGGCCGCCGAATTCCTGCAGCGCTGGCTGAACGGTTTCAACGACACGGGCGCGCGCTATCCCGTGCTCACCATCGATGGAAACTTGGGCAACCAGTCGCTGGGCGCGCTGGCCGCCTTCCTCGCCTGGCGCGGCCAGGAAGGCGCCGCCGTCATGCTGCGCGCCCTGAACGGCTTGCAGGCGGCGCGCTACCTGGACATCACCGAAGCGAACAAGACGCAACGCCGCTTTCTGTTCGGCTGGCTGCGCACGCGGGTGGCGCTGTGATCGCGGCGCCGCACTGGCGCGCGCTGGCCGTGAGCTTGCTGGCCGGCACCGTGCTGGGCTGGACGGTGCAGGGCTGGCGCAAGGACACGATCCTGGCCGACTTGCGCCGTACCGCGGCCACCGCTCAGGCAGCGGCCGCCAGCGCGCTGGTAAAGACCACCGGCCGCGTGCTGCAGCTGGAACGCACGGCCGCCGGCCAGCTCGCCGCGCGCACCGATCAACTCATCAAGGACAACCACCATGCACAAACTGACCGCGACCGCTTTATGGCTGACGTGCGCAGCGGCGCTATCCGCCTGTCAATCCCCATCGCAGGCAACCGCCCCAGCCCTGGCGCCGGCCCCGCAGATCCCGCCGCTGCCGGCGTCGATCGCCAGCAAGCGCGTGCCGAACTTGACGGCGCGGCTGCGGCAGCTCTTGACGCCATCGCCAGCGACGGCGACGCCGCCACCCGGCAACTGAACGCCTGCATCGATGCCTACAACCTAGTACGGGACACCTACCATGTACAAACCGAATAGCCTGCGCCAGCACTTGGCCGCCGCCATCCCCGAGCTGCAGCGCGACCCGGATCGCCTCGTCGTCTTCGTCGACGAAGGCAACGTCGTGGCCACCGCCACCGCCTCCCTCTCCTTCGAATACCGTTTTACATTGAACCTGATCGTCACCGACTACGCGGGCGACGCGGACGCCATCATGGTAGCCCTGATCGCCTGGCTGAAGGTCCACCAGGCCGAACTCATGGCCAACGAGGAACAGCGCAAGCGCGGCATCAGTTTCGAAGTCGATTTCAATAACCACGAAACCGTCGATATCTCGATCAAGCTGGACCTGACCGAGCGCGTCATCGTCAAACGCGGCGAAGGTGGCCGCCACGACATCAAGCACGCGGCCGAGCCACAGGGCACGCCCGCCTTTGCGGACGAATTCTGGACGCTATACGACGGCGACACCCTGCTGGCCGAATGGCAAGTGCCACAGGCAACACCATGAGTGACGACCTGCACGCACTGGAAGCCTGGGCCGGCGCCCTGCTGGCCAAGCTGGCGCCGGCCCAGCGCCGCGCCATCAACCACAAGGTGGCCATCGACCTGCGCCGCAGCCAGGCGCAGCGCATCAAGGCGCAGCAGGGGCCGGACGGCGCAGCCTATCCGGCGCGCAAGCGGCGCAAGGAATTCAAGGGCAAGAATGGACGGATCAAGCGCCAGAAGGCGGCCATGTTCGCCAAGATGCGCACCGCCAAACACCTGAAAGTAAAGGCGACAGGCAACCAGATCGAAGTCGGCTTCTTTGCCTGGGTGGCGCGCGTGGCGCATGTGCATCAGTTTGGCCAGCAAGACCGCGTTAGCAAAAAAGGGCCGGTCTACAAGTACCAGGAGCGGCCGCTACTAGGTTTGAGTGAGGCGGATCGGACGTTGATCCACGAATCCTTGCTACATCACCTTGAGCAGCTCTAATATTAATATATCCACAAATTTGACTGACAAAAATTATCAATTGAGTTAGAGTTGAGTGCAAATTCATCTTCTCGATAAAACATCAATGATAATAATATATATTGGCTCAAAATATTTCACACCCACAAACAAATTCACAGCATATATAAATATATCTGACAATCTACCAGATTGCCGCAAATTATTAACATAATAAAAAATAAAAACAATCAATTGAAAACATAAAATGATATTAACATTTAAAACATCAACAAACAAAAAATCATCAATGTTTGAGGAGCATAAATTTGTCCTAAATCCTAGTGCATGGGATGATTACTCCTTTAAGACATCATTCCATGTAATATACTCCGGCCCAAAAAATATAAAAATAGATTTAGGAAATGTGAAAATTGGATTCAAAAATCAAAAACACGGATGGACAAAAGATTCTTTGGATGACGTATTTGATAAACTTGATTCCGACTGGTTTTCACTTGGTCAGGACGTGGAATATTATCGATCACTTTATGAAAACTTCTCCGATGACGTAAGAAATGAGTACTTAAAAAGAATGAATGACGTTACGGCCAATCACGATATATATTCCTCTGCTTCTGAAGAAGACGTTTTTGAAAATTCACTCATGCGCAGTGTCAGCACATCAGTAATTCAAGGACAATACAGAAGAGTCCTTAATGGCCAACCTGCCTTAAGTGAATTTAAATTCACTTATCGGGAAACTGGAGGAACACAGCGTGCTGCTATCGATTTATCGTTTCAAGTTGATCCAGATTCAAAACCTCCAACAAACGTTCATGTAATCATTGGTAGAAATGGAATAGGAAAAACAACCTTATTAAACAACATGGTCAACTCCGCACTATCAATTGAGCATGACATTGGCATTAATGGAAAATTCCATTCAAAAGATAAATACAGCTATACGGAAATTAATTTACCAGAAGAATATTTCAGCTGTGTTGTCTCCGTATCATTTAGTGCCTTTGATCCTTTCGTTCCGCCACCTGATCAACCAGACCGTTCTCGCGGATTAGCATATTTTTATATTGGAATGAAGAAAGCTGGGGATTTCTCTGACGGCCATCGTCGAGTGACAAAATCCAAGGACGATTTCACTCTTGACATCTTGAATAGTATGGAGGCTTGCTTTAGTCAAAAAATTAAAAAAGAAAGATGGTTTTCTGCCATACAAAGACTTGAGTCCGATTCGAATTTTCAAGAAATAGGGCTTGGCAATTTAAAAAATTTAGATGATAGCGATGCTTTAAAACAAGCATCACTACTCGTTAAAAATATGAGTTCCGGCCATTCGATAGTATTGTTAACTCTCACAAAATTAGTCGAAACTGTTGAAGAAAAAACGCTTGTCCTGATGGATGAACCAGAAAGTCACTTACACCCCCCACTCCTATCAGCATTTACTCGCGCTCTATCTGACCTTCTGCATGATAGGAATGCAGTCGCCATCGTAGCGACGCACTCTCCTGTCGTCGTTCAAGAAGTTCCGAGTAGTTGTGTTTGGAAAATCACGAGATCTGGTAACTGCGCACGCAGGGATCGCCCAGAAATCGAGACTTTCGGAGAAAACGTAGGTGTTTTAACGCGCGAAATATTTGGTCTAGAAGTTTCAAAATCAGGATTTCATGCAATGTTACAGTCAGCCGTTGATGATGGTGGAGTATTCGAAGGCATTATGAATATTTATCAAGATCAATTAGGGTACGAAGCTCAGGCAATTTTACGAGCCATGATTCGTGGCCGCGACAATAATTAAACGATCACAATGAAACTAATTGATAAACCACTGCTTGACGAAAAAATCGTGTATGACACATGCATTAATGGAGTTAATGAACCAGAACGCCAATTAAGATTTTCAACAGCCCGAAAAGATGTTTTAAACCAATTTCAAGAATATCAAAAAAAGGCAGAAAAATTTCAACTTTTTTCGTTACCATCTTGCCTTTGGGGAAAAGATGAACAAATAATATTAAATCCCATCACAAAAAAAGACTTTACTGATCTCTACTCAACTTTCTTTGCAAGTGAAAAATCCCCAGGAAGAGATTATTACAACCAAATAAAGATACTTGCTCCGCTCGGGAAATGTCCATACTGTGGCTTTGGCCATGTCTCCACCTTGGATCATTTTTTACCAAAAGCACGTTACCCAGCATTGTCGATATTGCCAGCCAATTTAGTACCATCATGTAGCGACTGCAATAAGGGAAAGGGAAGTCCAGTAATAAATAGAAAAACACAAGGACTTCACCCTTATTTCGAGCCTGAAAATATCGAAACTGATATATGGTTACATGCGAACTTAATCCAGACCACTCCACTAACAATTGAATATGAAATTAAAATTCCGAATGATTGGGATAAGGATCTAAAAAAACGTTTAAAAAATCATTTTAAAGATTTCGAATTATCCAAAAGATTCTCAGTTGAGGCCGCAACAGAACTAGCTAGTCTAATAGACATGTTAGATGATTTAGATATTTTAGATGACCGAATTAATCACTTAACTAGAATTGCCAGAATTGAGCGGCGCGTACGCCCTAACACATGGAGAGCAGCCTTATATGACATGCTAAAAGACAACAATTGGTACATTAACGGCGGATACAAAAATGCGAAGAAATATAAAATTATCAAAAGAAATTGAATATCATCATTACTACTTAGCAATGCGTGAAAAACCCAAAACACACCAACACGCGAAAACATAAAATTTAGCAATTAACTTAACAACTCTCAAAAATATAAATTTTTTACCACTTAAAAATATCAGTAAAAATATAAATCTGCGCGCCCAGTAACAATGTTAACTCACAGTGATTAAATTAAAACCGTAAGCAACGTAACATATATATCTAATTTAGCAATTACCAATATCATAGTCATTAACCTACATATCAACCCGCCCCCGCGTGCATCCGCACGCGGACTTCGGCAACATGCACTGCATGAACGCCGACCTGTCCGACCTCCTCCGCTTGCTGCAAAACTTGATCCGCCTGGGCACCATTGCCGAGGTCAAAGGGACTAAGGGGCGCGTCCAGCTCGGCCCGACGCTCACCACCGAATGGCTGAAATGGGCCACACGGCGCGCAGGCAGCACGCGCACCTGGTCCGCGCCGACCATAGGCGAACAGGTGATCGTCTTTTCCCCGGGCGGCGACCTGACGCGCGGCGTCATCGTGCCCGCCCTGTACTCGCAGGAATTTGACGCACCCGAAACCAGCGACAGCATCCACACCACGCATTACCCGGACGGCGCCGTAGTGCAGTATGACCACGACGCGCACGCGCTCACCGCCACCCTGCCCGGCGGCACCGCCACCATCACCGCCGACAAGGTGACGTCGAACGCCCCCAGCACCATTTGCACGGGCGATGTCACCATCATGGGTAACTTGGTCGTCAAGCAAAGCACTACCGTGCAGGGCGCCACCGCGCTGAACGGCGGCGTGAACGCCAAGGCCGGTGCCGCTGGCGGCGTGGCCATGGCCGTGCAAGGAACCATCAAGGCCAGCGAGGACGTGCTGGCCGGCGCCATCAGCCTGGCCAAGCACCCGCACGGCGGCGTCAAGGCCGGCGGCGACCAGTCGGGCGGGCCGTTGCCATGATGGGTATGCACGCCGCCACCGGGCGCAGCCTGACGGGCTTGGGGCACCTGCGCCAGTCCGTCACCGACATTCTTACGACTCCCATCGGCTCGCGCATCCGGCGCCGCCGCTATGGCTCCGAAGTGCCCGAGCTGATCGACCAGCCCCTGAACAGCGCCACGCAACTGCGCATCTATGCCGCCACGGCCTTTGCCCTGCGCCGCTGGGAACCGCGTTTGCAACTGTCCAGCGTGCAGCTCACGCGCGACACGGACGGCGCCATCACCGTGCTGCTCGATGGCACAGCGAATGGCCAGGGCATCACCCTGGCCGTGCCCGTCAAAGGAGGCGCAGCATGAGCACGCCCATCGACCTGACCCAGTTGCCCGCGCCCAGCGTGGTCGAAGTGCTGGACTTCGAAGCCATCCTGGCTAGCCGCAAGCAACACCTGGTCAGCCTGCTGCCGGAAGCCGAGCGCGCGGCCGTCACGGCCCTGCTGGCCCTGGAATCGGAACCGGCCACCAAGCTGCTGGAAGAAAACAGCTATCAGGAAACCATCCTGCGCAACCGCGTCAACGAAGCGGGCAAGGCCGTCATGCTGGCCTTTGCCATTGGCGGCGACCTGGACCAGCTGGGCGCCAACGTCAACGTGGCGCGCCTGGTCATCACGCCGGCCAATCCGACCGCCCTGCCGCCCGTGGCCGCCGTCATGGAAGACGACGACGCCTACCGCCTGCGCATCCAGGAAGCGCCGGACGGCCTGTCCGTGGCCGGGCCGAAGGCGTCGTATGAATTTCACGCCCGCAGCAGCGACGGCCAGGTCAAGGACGCCAGTGCCATCAGCCCAGCGCCGGCCAGCGTCATCGTCACGGTGCTGGCTAACAACGACACCGGCATCGCCAGCGCCGAACTCTTGGGCACCGTGGCGCGCGCGCTCAACGCGGAAGAGGTACGCCCCCTGGGCGACCGCCTGACGGTGCAGGCCGCCCAGGTCATCGATTACCAGATCGAGGCCACCTTGTATATCGGCGTCGGCCCGGAAGTGCCGATCCTGCTGGACGCCGCGCGCGCCAACGCCGTGCGCGTATCGCAGCCGCGCCGCCCGCTGGGCCACAGCATCTATCGTTCCGCCTGCAGCGCCGCCGTGCACGTCGAAGGCGTGCGCAAGGTCGTCTTGACCGGCCCGGCACTTGATATCGAACTGGACGCCACCCAGGCCGCGCGCTGCACGGCCATCAACCTGCACGTGGTGGTGCTCGATGAATAAGACCGTGCCGACCCTGCCGCCCAACACCACGGCGCTGGAACGCGCCATTGCCGTGGCCTGCGCCGAGCTGGTCAACGTGCCCGTGCCGCTGCGCGAGCTGTGGAGCGCCGACCGCTGCCCCGTCAATCTGCTGCCGTTCCTGGCCTGGGCCTGTTCCGTCGACCGCTGGGACGACACCTGGCCCGAGTCGATCAAGCGCGGCACGATCAAGGCGTCCTACTTCATCCACAAGCACAAGGGCACCATTGCCGCCGTGCGCCGCGTGGTCGAGTCCCTGGGCTATTTGATCCGCATCACCGAATGGTGGCAGACCACGCCACCCGGCGTGCCGGGCACCTTCCGCCTCGATGTCGGCGTGCTCGATTCGGGCATCACCGACGCCATGTTCCAGGAAATGGAACGCCTGATCGCCGACGCCAAGCCCGTCAGCCGGCATTTGACGGGACTGGCGCTGTATCTGGAAACCCGTGGCCAGGTGCGGATCGGCTTGAGCACCTATCACGGCGATGCGATGACGGTTTATCCGTGGATCGCCGACGAAATCGAAGTGCGCGGCACGCTGGTACAAGGCGGCGCACCCCATACCATTGACACCATGACCATCTATCCATGAGCACATACTTTGCCATTCTGACGCAGGTGGGCGAGGCCAAGCTGGCCAACGCCATCGCCCTGGGCCAAACCCTGAAACTGAAAAAAATGGGCGTGGGCGACGGCAACGGCGTCCTGCCGATCCCCGACCGCGCACAAAAAACGCTGGTGCATGAAGTGCGCCGCGCCGACCTGAACCAGCTTGCTATCGACCCGGCCAACGCCAGCCAGATCATCGTCGAGCAAGTCTTGCCCGAGGACGTGGGCGGCTGGTGGCTGCGCGAAATCGGCATCTACGACGAGGCGGGCGACCTGTGCGCCGTCGCCAACTGCCCGCCCAGCTACAAGCCCCTCATGGCCGAGGGCAGCGGCCGCACGCAAGTGGTGCGCGTGGTGCTGATCGTCGCCAGTACGGCCGCTATCGAGCTGAAAATTGATCCGTCCGTGGTGCTGGCCACGCGCAAGTATGCCGACGACAAAGCCGCCGAGGCTGTCATGGCGCATGAGGCGAAGGCCAACCCGCACCCGCAGTACCTGAGCAAGATCGACGGCGACGCCAAGATCGCGGCGGCGATCGCCGCCCTGGTCGATAGTTCGCCTGAAACCTTGAATACCCTGGCCGAACTGGCCGAGGCGCTGGGGCGCGATCCGCATTTCGCCACCACGATTGCCAATGCGCTGGCATTGAAAGCCCCGCTCGACTCACCCGACCTCACCGGCACGCCGCGCGCGCCGACGATCCCCCACGGCGACAATTCCGCGCGCCTCGTCAATGCCCGCGCCTTGGTCGAGGCGACGCAGGGCCGTGCCGGCGTGCAAGGACTGGTGGGCGCGAACAGCGTCGCTTCGCCGGCGAACAAATTTACCGTGTCCGCGCTCGCCGTCACGATGCGCAACCCGGCCACCGGCCAGACCATCACGAAATATGCCACCGGCGCCTTGACGGCGGACGTGTCCGTGGTGGGCGCGAACGGCCGGGATCAGGCGGCCGTCATTGCCGGCACCTTGACGGTACACCTGCACTTCATCTTCAATCCCGCAACGGGCGTGACCGCCTTGCTGTGGAGCGCGTCGGCGGATGCCCCCACGCTGCCGGCCGGGTTCTCCTTCTTCGCCTATGCCACCACCATCCGCTACCAGGGGGCCAACGTCATCACGCCCATGCTCGTTCGTGGCGCCAAGGTCTTTTATGCCAACGACTCCAGCGCAACCCGTGTGCTGAGCGGCGGCGCCGTGACCTCGCCGCCCGCGCCGGTTGACTGCTCCCAGTACGTCCCGGCGAACGCGACAAGGGCAATCCTGCACTGCGAGCTGCAGCTATCTAGCTCATCAACAGCGATGTTTTTGCTATCCATCCTCGTCTTGGGCATGCAGTTCGCGCCGGTGCAATTTTCCATCGCCACTCCCGACACCTACATGCAAGGCGCAGGGACTGCCGAGATTCCCCTCGACAGCGCCAGGCGCTTCAACTACGCCATCACGGCCGGAGCTAAGGGTGGCGCCTATATCGCCGTCATGGGCTATATCGTTCCCAATGGAGATTGCTAAGTGAAAAATTCTTTTCGTGACCCCGTCACGCACGTCNCAGGCGCTTCAACTACGCCATCACGGCCGGAGCTAAGGGTGGCGCCTATATCGCCGTCATGGGCTATATCGTTCCCAATGGAGATTGCTAAGTGAAAAATTCTTTTCGTGACCCCGTCACGCACGTCCTCAAGGCCTGGGGCTTTGTCGATGCCAACGAAGTGGGCGACCTATCGCGGGCCGAACCCCTGAGCTTCAACCTGGTGCCCGGCGACTGGCGCCTGGTCGATGACGCATGGATCGCCGTTCCAGCAGGTTTGCCCCCGGTACTTTCCGCGCCTGACCCGCGCACCCCATCCACCGATTACCCAATTGAACAGGAGTAGCAAGAATGGCCACCGACTACCACCATGGCGTGCGCGTCATTGAAATCAACGAGGGTTCGCGCCCCATCCGCACCGTCTCCACGGCCGTGCTGGGCCTGATCGCCACAGCCGACGACGCCGACCCTATCGCTTTTCCACTGGATACGCCCGTGCTCGTCACCAACGTGCTGGCCGCCATTGGCAAGGCCGGCAAGACGGGCACCCTGTATCGCGCGCTGGAAGCCATTGCCGCGCAAACCAAACCCCTGACCATCGTCGTGCGCGTGGCCGAAGGCGAGACGGAAGCGGACACCACCAGCAACGTGGTGGGCGGCGTGTCGCCGGACGGCAAATACCTGGGCGCCAAGGCACTGTTGGCCGCGCAAAGCAAGCTGGGCGTGAAACCGCGCATCCTGGGCGCGCCGGGCCTGGACACCAAGGCCGTCACCAACGCCCTGGCCAGCGTGGCGCAGCAACTGCGCGCCTTCGTGTATGCCTCCGCTTACGGCTGCAGCAACGTGGTGGCCGCCACCACCTATCGCGGCCAGTTCGGCCAGCGCGAGGTGATGATTATCTGGCCCGATTTTGTCAACTGGGATACCGCCATTGACGAGGGAGCGAGTATTTCCGCCGTCGCCTACGCCATGGGCCTGCGCGCCAAGATCGACGAGGAAACGGGCTGGCACAAGACGCTGTCGAACGTGGTCGTCAATGGCCCGACCGGCTTGACCCAGGACGTGTTTTTCGACCTGCAAGACCCGGCCACCGATGCCGGCGTGCTCAACGCCAAGGAAGTGACCACCCTGATTAACATGGGCGGTTACCGCTTCTGGGGTTCGCGCACCTGCGAGGCGCCGGGCGGCTTCTTCTATTTCGAGAACTACACGCGCACGGCCCAGGTGCTGGCCGACACCATCGCCGAAGCGCATTTCGCCTTTGTCGACCTGCCCTTGCACCCGTCCCTGGTGCGCGACATGCTGGAAAGCATCAACGCCAAGTTCCGCGACCTGAAACGCCAGGGCTACATCATCGACGGCCATGCCTGGTATGACGAACAGTACAACGACAAGGACACCTTGAAGGCGGGCAAGCTGGCCATCGATTACGACTACACGCCCGTGCCGCCGCTGGAAAACCTGCGCTTCCAGCAGCGCATCACCGACCGCTACCTGGCCGACTTCGCCTCGCGCATCGCCGCTTAACCATCATCAGCACCACCCTGCCCGCGCCCGCGCGGGCGCAATTGAACAACGGAGAACGCTATGGGCCTGCCCCGCAAACTGAAAAATTTCAACCTGTTCCAGAACGGCGTGTCCTTCCTGGGCATGGTGCCGGAAGTCACCCTGCCAAAGCTCAGCCGCAAGATGGAAGAGTACCGTGCCGGCGGCATGAGCGGCCCCGTGTCCGTGGACTTCGGCAACGAGGCGCTGTCGCTGGAATGGAGCGCCGGCGGCCTGATTGCCGAAGCCCTGAAACAGTACGGCGCGCATGCGCACGGCGCCGTGCAACTGCGCTTTGCCGGCGCCTACCAAGAGGACGACGAGGGCAGCGTGGCCGCCGTCGAAGTCGTCGTGCGCGGCCGTTACAAGGAAATTGACATGGGCGGCGCCAAGATGGGCGACGACACCACACACAAATACACCATGCCCTGTAGCTATTACAAGCTGCTGATCGACGGCGCCACCGTCATCGAACTGGACTTCATGAGCGGCACCGAGAACTTCGGCGGCGGCGACGGCAATGCCGCCATCCGCAAGGCCATCGGCCTGTAATCCCCTTTTTACTGACCACCACACCACAAGGAGCACAGCATGAACAACGACAACAACAATCAAGCCGTCATCGAACTGGACGAGCCGATCAAGCGCGGCGACAGCTTCATCACCGCGCTGACCGTGCGCAAACCCAAGGCGGGCGCCCTGCGCGGCATTTCCCTGATCGAGCTGGCCAACCTGAACGTGTCGGCCCTGCAGATCGTGCTGCCGCGCATCACTGAACCGACCCTGACCGCGCACGACGTGGCCAACATGGACCCGGCGGACTTGCTGGCCGTGGGCGCCGAGGTTGCCGGTTTTTTGGNCTGCCGCGCATCACTGAACCGACCCTGACCGCGCACGACGTGGCCAACATGGACCCGGCGGACTTGCTGGCCGTGGGCGCCGAGGTTGCCGGTTTTTTGGCGAGCAAAGCCGATCGCCTTTCGGTATCCCCGGCGAAGTAGAAGACGCAATGGCCGACATTGCCGGCGTCTTTCACTGGACGCCGGCAGCGATGGACGACTTTACGATAGATGAACTGATGGCCTGGCGCGAACGCGCCCGGCAACGAAGCGGAGCGGAATAGATGGCTGGTCGGGATCTGAAATTACAGGTGGTATTTGCGGCACTGGACAAGATTACCGGCCCGCTGAAAAAAATCATGGGTGGCTCCAGCGACACCGCCAAGGCCTTGAAGGCCACCAACGACCGCTTGCGCGAGCTGAACGCCCAGCAAAAGAACATCGGCAAATTCCGCGAACTGCACGGTGGCTTGGATGCCACCCGCACCAAGCTGGAAGCGACGCAGCAGAAGGTGGCCAGCCTGGCCGCCAAGATGAAGCAGGCGGAAGCGCCCACGCGCGCCATGACGCGCGAGTTGAACGCCGCCGTCAAAGCGGCGGCCGCCTTGAAGACGGCCGGCCAGCAGCAAGCCCAGCAACTGCAGGTCATGCGCGAGCGCTTGGGCGCCGCCAGCATCGGCACCAAAGACCTGGCCAACCACGAGCGCACCTTGCGCCGCGAGATCGAGGCCACCAACAAAACCATGACCTTGCAGCAGCAGAAGCTGGCCAACGCGGCCGCGAGGCAGCAGCGCGTCACCAACGCCACCCAACATGCCGACAAGCTGCGCAACAAGGCGGGGAACCTGGCCATGGCCGGCGCTGGCGCAACCGCCACGGGCGCCGTGCTGGGCGCACCCGTCGTCAAGGGCTTGAACGAGGCTAAGCACTATCAAACGGAAGTGGGCAGGGTCAACGCGCTGGGCCTGGGCGACAAGGTATCGGCGGAAGCGGTCGCCTTCGCGCGCAACATGAAGACTTACGGCACCAGCCAGCTCGACAACCTGCAACTGATGCGCGACGGCATGAGCGCCTTTGCCGACGTGCACCACGCGGAAATGGTCGCCCCTACCCTGGCCAAGATGAAGTTTGCCAATCACGCCTTCTTCGGCGAGGCCGAGGGCGCCGACAACGAACGCAAGGTCATGGACATGCTCAAGGTCATCGAGCTGCGCGGCGGCCTGGAGAGCAAGGAAAAGTTTGAAGCCCAGGCCAACATCGTGCAGCAGGTGATTACCGCCACGGGCGGGCGCGTCGGTCCGAATGAATGGCTGAACATGATCAAGACGGGCGGCATCGCGGCCAAGGGCTTGAAGGATGACGCCTTTTACTACCAGATGGAACCGCTGGTGCAGGAAATGAGCGGCAACCGCGTCGGCACGTCCCTGATGAGCGCCTACCAAAACTTGTACCAGGGCCGCACCACCAAGCGCTCGGCAAAAAAACTGGAGGAATTTGGCCTGATCGGCGACAAGAGCAAGGTCACGCATGATAAAGCGGGACAACTTTCCTTCCTCAATCCTGGCGCGCTGCTGGGTTCCGAACTGTTCCGCGAAAACCAGTTCGAATGGATGGAAAAGGTGCTGTTGCCGCAACTGGCCAAGAAAGGCATCAAAGACAAGAACCAGGTGCTCGACGCCATCGGCAGCATCTTTTCGAACCGCACCGCGTCGAACCTGTATTCGCAGATGTATTTGCAGCGCGGGCAAATCCACAAGAACGAAAAGCTCAACCGTGGCGCCGCCGATATCGGCCGGCTGGAAAAGCTGGGCCGCGAATCGGCCGCCGGCAAGGAACTGGAGGCGCAGTCGAAGCTGGCCAACCTGAAACTGACCATGGGCGAAAAAATCCTGCCGCTGTATGCGCAGGGACTGGAAATGGCCATCAGTGCCGTCACGCGCCTGAACGGCTTCATGGAGCGCAACCCGACCGTGGCCAAGGTCATGATTACGGCCTTTGCCGTGCTGGCCGCTCTGCTGCTGGTGCTCGGCCCGCTGATGCTGGGCATTGCCGCCATGATCGGCCCGTACGCCATGCTGCACGTCATGTTCGCCAAAATGGGCGTGACGGGCGGCGTGCTCACGCCGATCCTGCGCGGCCTGGGCGGTGCCTTCATGTGGGCGGGCCGCGCCGTGCTGTGGCTGGGCCGCGCCCTGACGCTCACCCCGATAGGCATCGCCATCACGGTCATCGCCGGCGCCGCCTACCTGATCTACAAATACTGGGAGCCGATCAAGGGTTTCTTTTCCGGTATGTGGTCGCACGTCAAGACCGCCTTTTCCGGTGGCATTGGTGGCGTCAGCAGCCTGATCGTCAACTGGTCACCGCTGGGCCTGTTCTATCGCGCCTTCGCGGGCGTGCTGGGCTGGTTCGGTATCGCACTGCCGGCCAAATTCAGCGAGTTTGGCGCCAGCATCCTGCAGCGCATTACCGCATCCTGGCAACCTATCGCCGCCTTCTTCGCCGATATCTGGGCGCGTCTGCGCACGGTCTGCGCCGGCGGCATGGGCAACATCACGGCCCTGATTATCAACTGGTCGCCCGTCGGCGTGTTCTATCAGGCATTCGCGGGCGTCATGAGCTGGTTCGGCATCAAGCTGCCGGCGCAATTTACCGAGTTCGGCGCCAACCTCCTGCGCGGCCTGGTCAACGGCATCACCGGTTCCATGGGCGCCGTCAAGGACGCCATCAGCAATGCCGGTTCCAGCACCATTGCCTGGTTCAAGGAAAAGCTGGGCATCCACAGCCCGAGCCGGGTCTTCGCCGAGCTGGGCGACTACACCATGCAGGGCCTGGCCCTGGGCCTGGACCGCAGCGAAGGCGCGCCGATTGCCAAGGTATCGGGCCTGGCACAGCGCCTGACGCAACTGGGCGCCGGCATCGCCATCGGCACGGCCACGGCGTTACCCGCCAGCGCCTTCGACACGCGCGCGCCGCTGTCCCAGGGCGGATTCGGCGCCGGCATGACGATCCAGGGCGACAAGATCGAAATCACGATCCAGGCGCAGGCCGGTTCCGATCCGCAGGCCATTGCGCGCGCCGTGTATGCGGCCATGGAACAGCGCGACCGCGAAAAGGCGGCACGCATCCGCTCTTCTCTGCGCGACCACGATTAAGAAAGAACAGCACCATGATGATGATTTTAGGCATGTTCGTTTTCAGCCTGCCCACGCTGGCCTATCACGAGCTGCAGCGGCAAACGGAATGGAAGCACGTCGGCACAGCCCGCGTTGGCCTGCGCGACGCGCACCAGTACGTGGGGCCCGGCGACGACACGATTACCCTGTCCGGCTGGGTGGCGCCGGAACTGACCGGCTCCCTGTATTCGCTCGATGCGCTGCGCATGATGGCCGACACCGGTAAATCGTGGATACTGATCCAGGGCACGGGCCGTATCCTTGGCTCCTACCGCATCACCAGCATGACCGAGGGCCGCACCATCCTCGACGGCAGCGGCGGCGCCAGGCGCGTGGAATTTTCGATTGCCCTGAAACGCGACGACGACGGCGTGCTGGCCATGGTGGGCCTGGGCGACATCGGCGACCTGAAAAACATGCTCAGCATCGACGGCATCACCAGCAGCGTGGCCGGCGCGGCGAAGAATGCCGTGGGCAGCGTGGTCGGCAATGTGGTCGGCGGCATCACGTCGAAATACGGCGGCGTCGTCAGCGACATGAAAGACAAGATCGGCGCCGGCATCAGCGGCGCTATCGGCAGCGCGGCGGACAAGTTTAAATGAGCGAGCATATCCCCGCCTTCCGCGTCACCATCGAGGACAAGGACATCACCGCCATCGTCTCGCCGCGCCTCATCAACCTGACCTTGACGCTTTGCCGCGGTGACGAGAGCGACCAGCTCGACATTGCGCTGGACGACAGCGACGGCAAGCTGGCCATGCCGCCGCGCGGCGCGCAGATCGAACTGGCGCTGGGCTGGCAGGCGTCCGGCCTGGTCGACATGGGCAAGTTCACCGTGGACGAGGTGGAGCACAGCGGCGCGCCCGACACCATCACCCTGCGCGCCCGGTCCGCCAACCTGATCGACACGTTTAAGCAGCAGCAGGAACACAGCTTCCACAAGACCACCCTGGGCGCCATCATCGAAGCCATCGCCTTTCGCAACGAGCTGGCATCGGGCGTGTCGGCGCGCCTGCGCGACACTGCCATCGAGCACATCGACCAGACCCACGAAAGCGACGCCGCCTTCCTGCGCCGGCTGGGCAGGAAATACGACGCGGTGGCCACCGTCAAGAATGACAAGTTGCTGTTCATCCCCATCAACGACAGCCGCACGGCCAGCGGCAAGGCGCTGCCCGTCATCCCCATCACGCGCGCCCTGGGCGACGGCCACCGTTACCACAGCGCCGAGAGTGACGCCTACACGGGCGTGCGCGCCTTCTGGCACGACGAGCGCTACGCGCGCCGCCGCAGCGTCGTGGCCGGCGTGCCCGGCAACAGCAAACGCCTGCGCACCACCTTCGCCAGCGAAGCCGATGCACGCGCGGCCGCCGTCGCCGAATGGCAGCGCATCTTGCGCGGCCTGGCCACCTTTGAAATGAGCCTGGCCCTGGGCAACCCGGCCGTGTTCCCGCAATCGCCCGTGACCGTGACAGGATTCAAGCCCGAGATCGACGCCACCGACTGGCTATCGGTCAAGGTCACCCACAGCTTGGGCGGCAACGGCTTTACCACGCGGGTGGAGTTTGAAACGAAAACAGAAGCGGTGGAGGCCAAGCGCGAGGATGAGAAAGACCCGGACGAAGGCATCACGGGCGTGCTGGCCAAGTGGAACGACGTGGCAAGGAAGAAGAAAAAAACGGGGCAGGAGCAGGCTGGCGCCAAGGGCATGCTCAAGACGCTGGAGCACACTTACAAAAGCAAGCAGGCCGCCAAGCGGGCGGCGCTGCATGCGTGGAAGCGTATCGAAGAAGTGCGCGACATCATCAGGGAGAACACCGAGGAACCTTGAAAAGGTGGCGAACTTTCCCAATGGTGGTGCCGATGCAAGACCGTGCTTGGGGCCGAATTCTAAATTTTCAGCTCATGAACAAACAGCTTCCAGAAAAGTTTCGATAGATCCACTTTCCCAGTGCTCAGCATCTGGACGCGTGGAACAGGATCGGTAGACTCTCCGGAGTCCTCTAACTCGAGATACTCAGAAATGCACTACAGATTATCCCTGATGTATCTTGGAAGTTGTCCATGTCCGCGGCACTGACGGCAATCCCCATACTCTCCCTGTCCACTTCCCTTGCATTCAAGGCACTCAACAAACTCATATTCACGCCTATCTCGCAATTCATGCAATCTCTGCTCTAGTTCGCCTTTACCGTCGCACTTGCGACAAGTATCGTAATGTTTCGTGCTACCTCTACCATTGCACACGTCACAACGTACTTGCCCGAATTCCTTTGGATCAAATGTATCGTCTTTGCCTCGAGCGACTTCCCCCCTGCCTGAACAAAATGGACAATTGTCGTAGTTTCCGTAGGTACCTCCTCCTTTGCATAAGCGACACCTAACCTTACGAAAAGCGGCAAAGTCGGTGCGTTCGGCTATTCTGCGCTCTAGCCGAGTGTCCCCGTGACATATAGGGCAAGAATCGTACTCATCGAAATGCCCACTCCCCTCACAAAGCTCGCATTTAACCTCATCAAATTCGCTAGGATCAAAATAGTCGGCTACGCGAGACTCAACAGCGCCGTCGCCACCACACACGGGACAATCATCGTGATAACTGTAGTGACCAGCACCTTTACATAACGGACACTTCACCATCCCTGCGGCGAGGCGAATTTCCTCACGAACCTCAGTCAGCGCATGCAAACGCTTTCTTATATTACTTTCAGCAGAGAAAGCTGGACTTGCAGTGATTGCATCTAACTTTGCCAGGGCATCAAATGCCTCAGTATTATCTTCGCTCTTCTTTACCTTTGAGAGCTTAAGCACCTCTCCAATGATTTCTTCAGCAAATTTATTGACTGCCTGAACCTGTTCGGGCGTAGTCGGGTTAAGCAGCTCTGCACGGGCACCGGCTTCTAAGAGATAGAAAGCTTTTCGAACTACTTCTGCTTGCACACTGAAAAAAATCTTGCGGTAGGACAACAGTGAAATTTTTAACGACTTGACAAAATCCCCTTCTTGATCACGAGGTCCGACCTTGCCCTTATCGTAGACAGTATGATGGTTGGCACAAAGCCATATCAAATTATGCGGGTGATTATTTTTACTTTGTGCGACTGGATCAATATGTGCTGCTTCGCAAGAGTCAGGGTTCGTATGACATATTGCACATGCTCCGCCCGCTTCGGTAACTATTTCTGTTTTGATACCGGACGGAATGTGTGGACGCTTCCCCGGTTCCGCATACCATGGTTTCGCTAACCATTTGTTAAAATCTATAAGTTCAGCCTGCCTGAACATCATGACCGCGCCAACCTTTCGTGATATCTCAAGTTTCCGTATATCTCGACTCTTTGGCGCGTGAGATGTAAGCCAACTCAACAACTCAGGTGATAATCCTAGCAATAAGGCAGCATCCGTTATGGTTAATTCCGCATCAGTTTCCGCTTCAGCACTTTTCATGTCAACGATATCCTTGATTTTTTCTTTTGAATCGCGGCTCGGGTAGTAATGTAGCCCCGCATTTAGCGTCGCCTTCGATCCAGGCTTGTGCTTTCTAAGCGTTATATCCTCCACTACACTGAGGCCTTCCAGCCAAGAAACTAGTCAAGCCCAGCTCCCACATGTGCTGCTGATTCCAAGAGTTCTAGGCGAGATAAAACGCAGACTACAGCGGCGTAATGGTACCAATTAAGTTTCGGATTATCGTGATTTTATCGTCACCTTCATGCATCAGATCATTATGCGTAGTATGCAAACAAAACAAGCAGCAATTACAATAAGCATAAGAAGGTAAATAATTTGTAGATTATTTTTCCTTTTTTCGTCCGCTACCAGTCACATTAAAAGTCTGCGGCCCGATGATATTCCCGACGAAGTTTTGTCCGATCTTGCCGTGGGTTTCCACGTGGGCGGTGTTCCCCGCTTCGGATGCGGGGGTTGTTGGTGAGCGCATGCCATCAATCATCCCTAACACGCCTGCTTTTCCGCGAACGTCCATACTTCGATAGCCAGTCAACAGCTCATGCTCATCCGCAGGCAACGCAGACAGCGCATGTTCTCCTGTCAGCAAATACAACACATCCACCCCAGCCGCAGCAATGGCCGCTAAGTAGTCCGAATCCGGCGTACGGGAGCCATTTTCATAGTTGAACTGAGCTCCCTTTTTTACTCCACCAAGGGCCGCAAACTCGTCCTGATTAAGGCCGAGGCGCTTTCGTTCTTCCTTGAGACGATCAAAAAAATACTTCATTTGAGTACAAATACCTTTCCAAATCACTCAAATGAGTGATATATTTACGCCATTCCGTAGCGATTACAGATCATAACATTATGAATAATTTGTCAAAAGTCGGACGTACCGCCAAGGGCGTCACCTCCCAGCCTCTTGGCGTTCGAATGGCTCCTGGCGAAGTGAAGGAAATCGAAGCCCTCGCCGCCGAGCAAGAACGCTCCCGCGCCTGGTTCCTGCGTTTCCTGATCCTGCGCGGCCTCGCCGATTACAAGCGCGAACTCGCATCCAAACTCACCCACTAAGGACCACGTCATGTACCCCGATGCAAAACGTATCCGCAGCCACCGCGTCATGCTGCGTTTGGACGATTACGAGCACCAGCTCGTTTCCTCTATCGCTAATTACCAGGGCGAAGAGCTTGCGGTACTGGTGCGCCAGATCGTGATGCGTGAAGCCTTGGCCGTGATCGCCTTGGATGACGCCACTATCGACAGCGTACAGCGTCGCAGCGTTTAAACCGAGTCACTTTTGAGCAACTCTAAAGTTACAGAAAATGCCAGACCATCAAATTCACCTCAATGACGAAGAGCGCGCGGTGCTGGAACTCGTGCGCCAGCGCCAGGGGCTGGCAAGTATCGATCAGGCGGCTGAATGGCTCGTCAAGTCGCGCTTACGCATACAGTCGAAAAACATGACGGGTCGCGGTCGCGCCCTGTACCAAGTGGAAAGAAAGCTGAAATGAGAGTCATCGGCCTGCCCTGCCCGCATTGCGAATACACCGTCCGCGCCGTCAAAAGCCGCACAATGTCCGCCATGTTCAAGGAAATCACCTACATGTGCCAGAACCCCGAATGCGGGCACTCTTTCGTGGCAGGCCTGGAAGTGCTGCGCACCCTCTCGCTGTCCGCCATGCCCAAACCCGATATTCGCATCCCGATGTCGCAGCATGCGCGCAAGGCAGCCACCAGCCAGCTGGCCCTGGACCTGACGGCAGGATGCTGATGGCTATGCCTATCCTCGCGCCGCCGTAGCCCGGCCACCGTAACTCTCCCTCTTTTGCTGTGCCCTGCAGCGCTCCTTTTTGAGCGTGCGGGACTCGTTCAACCTGAAATAAGGAAAACCGATGGAAACCACGCTGCACGCTGCCAGTTACGCCGACATATCCCCGGCATCAAGCACCATCCACCCGACACTGCAACATTGCATTGTCCCCGTCGCGCCGACGTGTTTTCTGCTGCAAGCCGGCGCGGGCACCAGCATCGCGGCGCTGACGGCCCACATCCATGAGATTGCCAAGACCTACCACGCCTATGGCGCTGCCAATCTGACCTTCATCGTCAGCGATGCGCAGGCACTGGAACGTGCGGGCTTTTTCGCACCGGCCAAGCAGGGCGCCCTGGTCGGCAAGCTGCGCATCGAGGTCAACTACATTTTTGCCAACGAAGCGGGTTCCCGCCACTGCTGCGGCGCATCGCACACGCTCCCGTACTGGGCAGAACATTATTCCAAGGCAGGGGCACGCTGATGCTGCGTCTGGCCAAAGCCTGCGGTCCTTGGTTGCTGTCGCTCCTGATCGTCATTGCCCCCGACGTGCTGCGGGCCATTGGCTTCATCAAGGACTGAGCCATGCCGGCGTCCCTTATCGACAATCACCTGTCCTTCCAGCCTGCCGCCAAAATTCTGGCGGCGCGCGACAAGGATATGCCGACGCCACCGGGCGCCGGGCATGCGCTGGCCGCTATCGCCGATGCCAAGGCCCAGCTGCGCAGCATCAAGCCGCGCAACCTGGCGCCCTTCATGGCTCAGGCCTGGGGATTGTCGCCACGCGGTGCACGCCGCTCCGTGCTGATCGCCGCCGGCCTGGACGCTGACCGCTGGGAATCGCCCATCCATTCATTTACCGAGGAAGAGCGCATCGAGCTGCGCGCTGCTACCTCTGCCGCTATCCGTGTATACGAAAGACTGTTGAATGCAATCTAAGCAAATCCTGCTGCCTGACGCCCAGCGTCACGAAGCCTTCCTGCGTTCCGCCCAGTTCGCGCCTGAGCTGGCCCGCATTCCGTTCAAGTGGCGCAACCGCGTCATCACCGCGGCCCTGGCCAAGATGGCCTGGTCGTCCTGGTACAAGGTCTATGAATCCATCGCCACCAGCTTTGTGCGCGAATTCGCCGAACAGTACGTGCCGGCCGGCGTTGACCTGTCGCAAAGCGACGCCGACATCGTGGCCACCGCCGAGCGTGCGGCGGCCGGCATCGTCAAGATGCTGTGGGGTGCCATTTCCGACACGCACGCCTTGCAGATCATGGAAGACGAATGCGCCTCGTATGGCATCGAGCTGCCGGAATTTGACGAAGCGGCCGACACCATCGCCCGCCTGGTGGATGCCCGCTGGTGGCGCCGGCAACTGCGCAAGCGCGTAGGCCGCGCCTTTGAGGCAGGCAATATCCGGCTGGGCTACGTCAACTATCACGGCGAACCCTACGCCAGCACGGAGGCCGTGCTGGCCCGCCTGGCGCAGAACCGCCGCAATGCGGCTGCGCTCGCCGCCACGCTGGTGCAGAACGAGAATGGCCAGCAATTCAGCATCGCCGAACTGGCCGAGAAAACCACCGCCAACAAGGCCATCCGGCGCGGCGAACTAATGTTGCGCATCAACGGCTTCGAACAGATCGCCCGCGAGTGCGGCGACCAGGGCATCTTCATCACCTGGACGTGCCCATCGCGTTTCCACGCCATGCAGCACAGCGGCAAGCCTAACAACAAGTTCGACGGCTCCACGCCGCGCGAGGCCAACGCCTATCTGGGCAAGATGACGGCCCTGTGCCGTTCCGCGCTGGCGCGCCGTGGCATCGGCCTGTACGGCTTTCGCATCGCCGAGCCGCACCATGACGGCTGCCCGCACTGGCACTTGCTGCTGTTCGTGCGCCCCACCGCGCGCTACAAGACGCCCCACCTGCAGGACGTGGCCAGCCGCGCCATCCGCATCATGAAGCGCTACGCCTGGCGCGTGGATCGTGGCGAACCGGGCGCCTTCGCGCGCCGCCTGGACGTCAAGCGCATCGACTGGGCCAAGGGCAGCGCCGCCGGCTACATCGCCAAGTACGTGGCCAAGAACATCGACGGCGTGGCCGACCACAAAACCAAGGAAGGCTATGTCGTCACGGCCGACACCGAAGGCGATGTCGAGCTGACGCCATCGGCCCGCGTCGAGGCCTGGGCTTCACGCTGGGGCATCCGTCAATTCCAGCAATGGGGCGGCGCACCCGTGACCGTGTGGCGTGAACTGCGCCGCATCGAGGAGAACATGCTCAACGAGGCGCCGGCCGCCATGCGCCGCGCCTGGGATGCCGTGCAAAAGATCGACGGCGAAAAGCGCGCCTGCTGGGCCGAGTACCTGCGCGCCCAGGGCGGCGCCCTGGTGCCTCGCAAGGAACTGGCCGTCACCTTGGCCAAGGACGAAAAGAGCGTCATCGGCCGCTACGGCGAAACCCTGCGCATCACGCCCTACGGCGTGCGCTGCAGCGACCTGATCGGTGTGGTCTTCAAGTCCGTGCGCCATGCGTGGACACCGGTACAGGCCACAGGCGGGCGCGGGGTGGCTGTTGGGATTGCCGTTCCTCGGACTCGTGTAAATAACTGTACGCACCCCGACCGCCCTGCCCCTCTGAATCGCAGCCCCGACATCGCCAGAACTATCTGTGATGAAGAGCGAACAGCAATTTGGGCTTGTGCCGCACACAACAATCTGTGCCCATTCCCCCGGATTCCCGGCGACCAAGAAAAGATCGACTTGCTTTATGAAGTGGCGAAGCTGAACGCCTGCCCATACCCACGCGTAGTTGTCACCGATACGCCTTCCATGAGGGGAAATGCCACATGAGCACCTTTGCCGTGATCGTTCGCACGCAAACCGAACGCTTTGAATACGCCGCGATTGCCGCTTCCAGCGGCGACGTGATCCAGGCCGCCATCGACCGCTTCGGCGTGTGCGGCGTTACCGCCAAACTGAAAGGAACACCGCAATGCTGAACACCCCGACCAATTCGCCGCGGCAAATCGCCCTGGGCGACCGCGTGACATTCGATACCGACGAGGGCTACCAGGCCGGCACCGTCAACGACTTGCGCCGCGACGTGGGCAATGGGGAGCTGCATGCCTGGGTGGAGCTGGACCACCAGTGGCCCGGCATGTTCCGCGCGGTGCCGCTGGTGGCGATCATGCTCGCACTGAATTAGGGACGCGGC